ACTAATAGATTATCTGCACTTAGTTCAAGTGCTTCTGCGGGATCAACTAAATTCTATGAAGAAAGATTAGATGCTCTAGTTAAATTTAAAAAGGCATTACTAGACATAAATAGAAATACACCGTGGTTTTTCCAAGGATTACAGGGTGTTGATAGAGCAATTACAAATTTTAATCCTACTACTCCATATTACGGAGGCGATGATGCTAAGTTAACACTAAGCTGTTTAGAATCTATTAACCTTAGAGTTTCTGGTCTTATGCACCTTTATAGAAAAGCAGTGTTTGACGAAGTTAAATGGAATTGGATTTTACCTGAAAATTTAAGAAAGTTTTCAATGATAGTATATGTTACTGAGGTTAGAAAGATCCAAAACATGTCTAAAATTACATTATCAGGGGTTCCTAAAAAGATAGACTTGGCTGCTATTAAGGGTTTTCCTGGAAATATGAAACCAAGCCTAGGAGTTGATAATTCAAACAAAGGTATATCAGGATCTGACAATAGACCCTTCTTTATGTTTAGATTCGGTGAATGTGAATTTGCCTTAAACACAGGTTCTGAAATATTTGGAGATCTTACTAAAAATCCAGGCGAACAGGCTAGACAAACTATTGAAATGCAATATGAAGTTGTAGATAGTATGGATGCAAGAGTATTAAATGGAATTGTTTCTGATACTATACCTAACGCATTATCCCCAGCACATGATTCTGAAAATTATGAAGCTGATGGGATATTAGGTCTTTTAAAAGATAAGGCGCTAGCTAAACTTAAAGAAATAGGAGAAAGAGGTTTAAACGACCTGAACAGATTAGCAAGAGAAAAGAAAGATGAATTAGTTCAAGGTGCAAGGGACGGTATTAGAGGTAGAGTTCCTAATTTTGAAAACATATATCAAGACGCCTTACGAGGTGTTTCTGATGGAGTAGATAATATTGGTTCTAACATCGCAGAGAATGTATTTAATGTAGATACTAGTGCGACAGTAGGAGCTGCACTAAACGATGCAGCAGCCCAATCCCTTGGTAATATAAACGATTAATATATGTCAACAGAAAAAGAATTAAATACTGATAATCTTAGAGACACTCATTGGTTAGGAGAAGTTATCGATAATGTCGATCCTCTTAAACTAGGTAGATGTAAGGTTAAGGTCCTGGGTAAATATGATAATTTACCGGATGATGCTATTCCATGGGCAACTCCTATGAATAGAAATGCAGTAGGTTCACATCATGTTCCAAGAATAGGGGATATAGTTTCAGCTAGATTTGATAATGGAAATTTATATCATCCTGAATATTGGTTTCAAATAGAGCAGAATCTTTTTCTTAAAGAAGATATTTTAGATGGTGCAGGCAATGCTGAAAATGTAATCAGTTTAGTGTATGATGCTGAAAGAAACGTAAGAATTTATCACTCAGAAGAAGATGGTCTTGTAATTACCAGAGGATTTGGCGCAAAAGAAAGACCTATAATTCAAATCGACGAAGTAGGTGATATTAAAATTTCTACGGACGATAGAATATTCATAGATTCAGGAGACGTATATTTAAGTAATACAGGTGAAAGTGGAGAAGATACTTCAGAACCCGCTGTAAGGGGTAAATCACTAGAAGCATGGTTAGACGAGTATTTAACTCTTTTTGAAAACCATATACATCCAACCGGAGTTGGTCCATCAGGAACTGCGGTTTCATTACCTCCTACCCCATCGGGTGTTGCATCTTTGAAAAGTAAACACCCTGATTATCAACAAGAAAATAAATAAGAATGGCTGCAGATTGGACTAATTTTATTAGTGAAGTAGAAGGATTTCTTTTAAGCGCACCTACTGCCCCACCGACTAGTGCCGCAGAATTCGGTAAATTATTAGCCACACAATATACGATTGATGTTAAAAAAGGTTCTGGTCCTAATGCAACGTGTATTCCAGGAATGGCACCTCATGAATCATCACCCGGGGAGAGTGCATTCATAGCAAGCTATGAACATTGGTTCACTGACCTTTTTGAAAAAGGAGAACCTGTCATGGAAACACCAGACACCGAAGAAAAGAAAATAGGAATTGCAACATGGTTGGCGAGTGCAGCTGGCGCAGCTTCCAGGTTAAGTATTGCAGGAAAAGACAATGATCCTGAATATAATAAACTAGAAGGTGAAATTTCAGGAGGTATACAATACGAGCCAACTGAAGAGCTTGACAAGTATCTGGAAGAGTTTAAGGATGACGAAGCAGAAAACCTATATAGATTTAAATTCTTCGAGTTTCATCGCTTAGATGGTAAAGAAACCGGCGATGAATTAGCTAGAATATTTGCAACAAGATTATTAATGCAATTTGAGGATATTTCTGACGGAGATAAAAGATGGGATTTTTGGCACTGGGCGACTTGGATGGGAACTAATGAAATTAGAAGCAATTCCACAGCTGGGGTTGGCGGTTCAGGATTTAGTAATCAAGACATTCAGCAGATGAACAATAACAGGAAGGCAGCCATATCTACACTAAAGGGATTAGACTGGGGTTGGCAATCATTTAAATCTTCCTCGGGTGTTTCAATAAATAATAATAATAGAAATTATGATGGTGAATTTCATCTACTAGTTTCTAAATATGTAATTGATGAAATAAAGAAGTGCCATCCAACTGTAGATAGCGATGGAAAGTTTTTATACAGTGAGGAAACCGCATTAAAGAAAGATTCTATACAAGCTATTAAATATCCATGGCCCTTTGATACTACATTACCCGTAGGATATGAAGAAATGGAACCTGCTGAAAAATTAAAAGTAAGATATCCATTTAAATTAACTAATTTAAAAATACAGGAGCCTTTTGATGAAAATAATAAAATGCCACCTGCATTAACTCAGTATGTTATTACAGAATTTACATGGAACGGTAAACAAGACTATGGTTTTAAAAAAAATAAAGTTAAACCCGTTTTTCTAGAAGATGAATTAAGAAAAAAATGGCAAGGATGTCCTCTTACTGAAAACGACGAAACACAGGATTCTATTGTGAATATAGATATGTCTAAAACGGGAACTTTAGCTAAGCAAATTAGAAATACTTTAATAGTAGAAATGGGAATTGAAGCTGCAATGTTAGCAGAAGGTGGAAGTAAAGATGATCCATATAAAGAACTTGCAAAGGCAACTCTTAAATATTGGAAAGATGCAACAATACAGCCATTTGCAACTGATCCCCCGACACCACCATGTTTATCTGTTCCTCCTTTAGGCGGAAAATACATAGGAGTTAGTTACGGAAATCAAAGGAAATTAGCAGATAATTTAAGAAGAGCTCTTAATTCAGGTAAAGATTATGGATTAGATAGGGAAGGTGCAGCCAACGCAGTGGCTAAAGCACTTGCATATTCTTATTTTACGCATCTTAGTGAAATGAAATTTATTTATATGGGTGGTATACCAGTTCCTACTGTTCCTTACGTTCCAATGATAGGATTTGACGCCACCGTAATTTGATATATAACTAGTAAAACATACATTAACCCTTTTAAAAAACAAAGTAAATGTCAACAAAGACAACTCAAAAACAAAAGAGACCAAGACTCTCGACAACTACACAGCTTACAGAAGCTAACCAAGAAACAGAAGTTAAAGTAGAAACTTCATTAAACGCCGCAACCCCGGAAAAACCAACTCCCGGTCCAGATACAAATTATATGGATGAAAACGGAGAATTCATGTGGGACCAATATGAGGCAACATGTGTAACTAAGCTTAGGAAACCCAATCCACATATTAAAACACCTAAAGGTGTAAAGGTATATAGCAGAGAATCATACGCCCAAGAACTATTTGACCTAATGGAAGGTCATTCACTAACTTCAAATACTTTATATTCTTTACAATTAGGAGCTAGCTATACTGGAAAGGTGTATGCAGTTGATTCCGAATGGGCATCAATTGATGTAGGATATAGAGAATTAATCTATGTAGATTTATCAAGAGAAACTACAGAAGTAAGAGAACTTCTAAAACAAGGAGTTGAAGTCGATGTTCAATTGATCGCCGATACTTCAATGAATGTCAAGAAATATATGATAGGTTCTGTGACTGAAGGTCTTAAGACTAAAGTTATTAAAGAAATCGTAGCATCTATTGACGATGGAAATACAGCATATAGTGGTATTGTTTCTAAAATGATTCCAGGTGGAGGATATATTGTTCAAGTTCAAGGAATTGATTGCTTTATGCCAGGTTCTTTAGCTGGTGTAAATAAATTGCATGACTTTGAATCAATCATCGACACGGAAATGTATGTAGTACCTGTAAGTTATTCGGAAGAAAAAGGAACTGTGGTAGTTTCACATAGAGCATATTTAAGAGCTCTTATTCCTAATACACTCAAAACAATACAAGAAGATATTACAGTTGAAAGAACAGGTCACGTTACTGGTTCTGCAAAATACGGCGTATTCGTTGAGTTTGAAGGATGTTTAACTGGTATGATTCACGTTAACGACTTAGATACTGAAACTTCAAAGGCACATAGAGATAGATCTTTAGAGCCAGGAACAGAGATTAAATTCTATGTTAAAGAAGTTATTAATGAAAGAAAAATTACACTTGTTCAAGGTTCTCCTGCTGAAAAGAAAGTAGATCCATGGGAAGGTATTTCTTCAAGATATACTAAGAAAACTGAAGTGGTAGGAAAGGTAAAATCTACTAAAGACTATGGTTTATTTGTAGAAATAGAAGAAGGTGTAGTAGGACTCTTACATGTATCTGAATTCCCTGAAAACATAGATATTAAAGACATATCAAAAGGTGCAGATATTACTGTTCAAGTGATCAGAGTTGAAGAAGACACTAGAAAAGTATTCCTTAAACTATAATCAAATCTATAATTTAGTTGAAAGAGCCCGATCACTCGGGCTTTTTCACGTTATAGTGTATCTAACAGAGATATATAAACCAACTTAAGTTATATAATTACGTAAATGAATAATATTAATAATTCAGACATATTAAAGAATGCACTGGTAGGTGTTGAATTTGAATTTTATTCTAACAAGGATATCGATACGACTGCTAAAGAGTTAGCGGGTCTTTTAGGTAAAAAGATTAGAGTAGAAGCAAAGGCGCATAGTGATTTTGAAGTTACAAGAGATGAGTTTAAAATTGAACCTGATATGTCAGGTGGTGAAAAACTAATGGAACTCGTAACAGGCGCACAGCCGTATTATGCTGCAAGGATGATGATTATTAAAGTATGTAAATGGATAGAAGAAAATGGATATACGAATGATAGAAGTTCTATTCACTTAAACCTTTCTTTCGATACAGATAAAATAGAAAATAAACATAGAATATCTAAGATGAATGTTCTTAAATTTATTTTAGATTTTAAAGAAAGTCAAGTCTTTAAGTTTTTTCCTGAAAGAAAAGATTCTGCATACGCAAAATCAATTAAATTCGTTTTACCTAAGTCAGATACTTATTTCTATGATGGATTAAATATTACTCCTAGTAATTTCATATATCCTGATTCTAAATATTACGGAATTAACTTTGAAAAAAGACATAAGAATTATTTAGAATTTAGATATCTCGGTGGAAAAGATTGGGAAAAGAAAACTTCTAAGATTCTACAAATGCTAGATCTTTTTATAACTCAACTATGGAATAGCACGGGTAATGTTCAATTTAACAATCTTAATTCAATAGAGCTTAGAAAAATTCTTGCTAAGAATGAAAGAGTTATAAAGGCTAGAAAAGATTGGAAAACCATTAATACAGGTTGGAATCAAGATGTTAAATTAACGGTTGATTTAAATGACAATGAAAAGATAATAGATTTACACTGGCCTAATATTAGAGAAAGAGTTCTTAGATTATTTACACATGGTGAATTAACAAAAGGGCATATTAACTATGATGCCGACAATGGTGTAATTCAAGTTGATCATGGTAACTTATCATATTGTGTAGAATTAGAAGGATATGAATTTGTAAGATGTTCTTTGAGAGGAGAATTCACAAATTGTGATTTCTTCGGATGTGACATAAATGGATCTGACATACATACGTGTAATTTCTATCAATCTACACAGGTTAATTCATCTAAATTAGAAAGTTCATACGTTCACCAGTCTTGTGTATTAAAAGACTGTTACATATACGGAAATGGAATAATGAAAGGGACGATGCAAGGAGGTATATTTAGAGACGGTAAATACGATAAAAGAACTGCAAAGTTTGACAACACTGAAAAAATACTTTATACGGAAGTTTAAAAATAACTAAAACAAAATGAGTGATAATATAATAGGTAATAATAGCCACTTAGATAAACCTACATGGGATGATAATAAATGCTTTAACGACTTTGTAAATGAGTTGGCATCGGAAGTAACAGGGTCTTGTATGATTCCTATGAATCTTCCAAAATCAGAAGTAGAGAATATTGTCAAGAGAGCAAAGAAATGGTTCTATAAAAATTACGAGTATTCGATGAAAGAAAACTTTATGGTTTTACCTAAAGAACTTTTTAAGTCTAATCTTTTTAAATCTAGAAGATGCTTTACTCTTCCAAAGATGGATCCAGTTACAGGTGGTGGAGAAGTTTATTCAGTATATGGATGTTTTGAAACTGGATCAAAGTATGCAGGTGGAACAGATATTAGATTTTCACAAGGTGATTTTGCTATCGAAAGAATGATGTATACTGGAATGTTCAGTGGAGATGGTGTAGTAGATGCCGCAGAGAACCTTCAATATTATGTGGTTAATGAAAGTTTCTTTGATATGGCTAGACAAATTCTAGAAAACCCCATTGGCTATCACTATAACCAACTAACACATGAGATTAAATTTACTGGAGAAACCCCTAACAGAGATATTATATTAGAAGTATATGAAACAATTCCAGAGTGTGCATTATTTGAAGATGAAGCATTCTTTAGATATTGTGCTGCAAAGATTAAAATTTCATTAGGACAAAAGTTAAGTATATTTGGTTTTGCTTTACCTGGAAATATTGAAGTCAATGCAGACGCAATTCAGGGTTTAGGTGAAGGAGAACTGGAAGCAGTGATTGAAGAAATAAAAACAGATGAAGGCACCGATTGGATGATGCATTCTTAATAGAATATATAGTTAAATGGAGTTTTATATAAAAGCAAAAGGAGATCCTGGATTCGATCCAAGCAAATTAGAAATTAGTTCTGAATTAGCTAGGTTGATGACGCAGATAGAAACTGTTCTTTTTACGAGAAGAGGAGATGTTTTAGGTGATCCTGAATTCGGAGCTAATTTAGAAGACTATGTATATTCATTAAGTTATAATGACTATTTATTAAAAAAAGTAGTTGCAGAACAGATTTATAAATATGTTCCTTTAGCTAGAAAATTTAACGTAACTGTTGATGTTGATTTCACAAAAGAAGTTGACAGACATGCAGTGTTTGTAGATATAAGAATTGATAATAGATATCAACTTGGAGTTTACGTATAATAAAACTAAAAATAAAAATGGCAGATAATAAATTTTTATCAACTTCCAGAATAAAAGCTGGAGAAATGATTGACGACATTAGATCCTATATTACTAGGATATATGGCGAGGTAGAAGGTGCATTTACAACAGCCTCTCCGTTTTCACAAATCCTAGACGTTATTTCAGAAATAGGAAGATTAATATTCTTCTACATTGAAGATTCTACAGTAGAGCAAAATATTCTTACAGCTCAAAACCCAGAATCAATATATGGACTCTCAAGATTAGCAGGACATGATTCATTTAGAGGAGCTGCCGCTTCAGGTGAATTAAAGCTTAGATTAGGAGTGCAGGGTTTAGATGATATTGCTGGTGATGCTTTAAACATTCCATCCAATGCTATTATAGAATGCAAAGACAACGGTCTTAAATACACCCTGAGAACAAGTAATGATCAATTTAGATTAGAAAAATCAAACGCAAATTATATTTATATTCCTGTAATTCAGGGAGAATATGAATCTCAAACATTAACCTCAACTGGAGAATCTTTTCAATCCTTTAATGTAATAACTAAAAGCATGATAGACCATGGACAGATTAGAGTAAAGGTTAATTCTAATTTATGGACTAAATATGATTCTTTATATGATATGAAAAAGGGAACTGAAGGTTATTTAGTAAAAACAGGAATTACAGGTGGATTAGATCTTTATTTCGGTAATGGTTCATTTGGTGACATTCCTCCAACAGGTGCATCGATTGAAATCGAATATTTAAAAATAGGAGGTGCTATGGGTAATTTAAACGGTAGAGCTGATTTATCGTTTGAATTCAAAACTGAAGGAACAGATTCATTAGGAAATACGCATGATCTAAATGAATTATTAGAATCTGAATTTACAGTTGCACCTAAAATGGGAGCAAATCCAGAAGATATTGAATTAACAAAGTTAATTGCCCCATTACAGTCACATTCATTTGTATTAGCAACTCCTGATAACTATGAGCACTTTCTTTCAAGATATGGTATGTTTTCTTATTTAGATGCATATAACACTACAGATGATGGATATTTAGACGATGATAATGTTATCTATCTGTTCATGTTGCCTAATACTCTTAAAAAATTACAAAACAATAAAGATTATTTTAGCTTAGATAATTCTGAATTCTTTTTTACTGAAATAGAAAAAGAAGGAATTATGGGATTATTAGAAAAATCAGGAAGACAGATGGTAACAACTGAAATTAAAATAGTAGATCCTTCCCCACAATATTTTAGAATGGATATTAAAGTAAGATACTTTGAAGGATATACAAAGGCTAATCTTGCTACTGAAATTAGATCTAAAATAGCAGAATACCTAATTAACATTACAAGAAGAGATAGATTACCAAAATCTGATATTGTCGCTATTGTTGAATCAATTGAAGGTATTGATTCCGTTAACGTTAAATTCACTTCTGAAAAAGAAGAAACGGCTAGAAGATTAGGATATTATACTTCTAAAACAGTAACGGTAACTCCTTCTACCCCAATCTTAGAAGATATAGGTAATGGAAAACAAAAAATGGTTTTCTTTAAAAGAACAGTAACTGAAAGGCAAATTAATTTTGAACCCAATGCACCTCTTCCAGAGAATGTAATTAATTTAGATTCATTTGGAGATATAATTTTAGAAAAAGAAGAAGTTGCATTATTTAGAGGTGGCTGGTTAGATCAAAATGGAAACATGGTGGATGATTCAGTAAAGACTGGAGAAAAAGCAGCTCTTTCAATTTACTTTGATGAACCAGCTGTGAAAAATAGCATATTCGCTAAAGTTCAGGCTAAAAATAGAAAAGCTATATAATGAGTATTTTTAGTAACCTTTTTAAAAGTAGAAAAAAGAGATTATATTCTATCAGGGAAAATGCATTTGACGATAGAAAAAATTTAGGTAATGATTATAGAAGTAATATTTTGAAAAACTCAATTTCTTCTCATATTTGGAGAAATAATCAAATGAACGACTTTGTTAATCTTATTCAAGATACAATCGCCGATTGGGTAGATTCTGTAAACTATTTAAAAATTTACAAATCTTACACCATGAAAAAAGATGATAAAAAAATTAGATAATAATGCCATATCAAAATCTTAGATTCTTTGATAATAGTTCTAACGAATTAAATTTAACGTATGATTCTACTTTAGAATATTCTACGGGTACTATATTTCTACCTGAAATATCGACAGGCCTATATGAAACGATAAATTTATATGTTCTAGAAGAAGTAAGGGATGAATTAGATAATCAAAGATTTGTACATCCTATATCAGTCGATGCTAATACTAATACTTTAAGATTTGAATTTGTTTCAGGCTATGGAGATAGTAATGATATTTTTCTTTATAGTGGAACAATGAAGAACGGAGACTACGAAGTAGTTGTAGATTCTTCTCAGGTTTCTAAAATGAGAGACAACAGTCACTACACTTCAATTGACTCTGATGGTTTTAAAATAGTTCCTTTAAACGCAGCGGCATTGAATGTACAAGCATGCATCGCCAATATAGCATTAAGTTCAGATAAAGAAGGTTTTCATATTAGAACATTAAATGTATATGCGACCGAAGATGGTAATGAAGTAAAGGTTGCAGAAATTAAAGTTTATGGTGAAGTAGTTGCTGAAGATGAAAGACTAAAAAGTCTTTTAACTAACATGGCATTAAATCTAGACGAAATGGATTATTTGATATTTAGAGATTCTGATATTAAAGACCTTGGTGTAGATTATAAACTATTAAATAGAAAAAGAAAAGAACTTTTATTACAGGCTTCTACTATTAAACCCTTTATAGGAACATATAAAGCCCTATTAGGTGTTATTGATTTCTTTGGATATAGTAATGTAAGTCTTAGAGAGTATTGGTTAAACATAAACGAACAATCTGAAGGATTTGGAAAAATGATGGTGGTTCCTGTTGCTAATCAAACTGAAGTAGGTTTCTTAGCAAAAAAGAGTAGAAATAAGAACCTTCCTAATTCTAATCAAAAGAAAACTTCTAGATTTTCATTAGCATACCGATTAAACGTTCCTACTGGAAAATTAAATGAATTTGATTTACCAGAAGTAGAGGAAATTACAGATTTTTCGCCGGATGAAATCTTAATAAAATTATATGCTTTAAAGCGTAAACTACAGAAAGAATATTTACCGCTTAACGCAAAGATCGTAGATATCACAGCAGAGGGTGATTACTTTGACGGAGTAAATCAGAGAGTTTGGAATAATCAACACCAAATACACGCACAGTATGCTGGACAAGACGTACATTATGATATATTTCCAGATGCTAAATCAATTTATATAGAAGATCTTAGGAAAGTAGATTATAGACTAGAAGGTCGTAATCAAAAGATAGAAGTTTTTAATAAAACAGAAAGAAATGAATTAGAAGATTCTATTAGATCTTTCTATACAGATTGGCACGATGAAGATATGTCTTCACATAATACCATTGCAGGAATTCCAATAGGAGCTCCTATTATTTTAACTGGAACTTCACTTAAAGATACATGGGATGATGCAGACTTTACTTTCATAGATGCAAACTATACTGACGATGATGCTAATATTTTACATTCTCCACCCGGACAACCTCCATATACCACTTTACAAGATCCTTATTTAACATGGGATGATTGGTGGAAAAGAAGTGTATATGAAATTGAATGGATAATTAAAGGTCCTAGAGGCTACTTTAAAACTATCAGAGGATCTATTGACAATTGGTATACACTACCAATAATACTTCCATACATCGGTGAGTACACTATTGATGTTGCTTTTTGGGATTTATATAACATAAGAAGTATTAGTCACAATGAAAAGATAACAGTTAAATCTAAGAATGTTGAAGTATATGGAATGTATCAGAAACTCACGCCTGAATTAGATTGGGCTAATTATAAATATCAATGGGATGAAGCAGGTTCTTCATGGGAATGGGGTAGAGAAAACCTAAACACTGTTGAAGAAAGTATTGCTACATATTATCTAACTCTCGATAGAGCTAATTATTTACACGAAGATGAAGATGGTAAAGAATTCTCAATGGTAAGAAGATTTGCAGATTCTACAACTCCAACTGGATTTAATGAAACGACAGGGCCTTATCAATGGAAATCATTAAGAAAACATGTATGGAATGATGGTCCCGAAATATGCTGGGATCAAACTAGGGTTGGACCAGATTTAAATTCTTCTTTTAAATTAGAATTAAACGGCGCTAATAATGGAACTATTTCTGTTTCACAATTAGATCCTTTTACAGATTTAGAAATAATAGAAGAATATACACCTGTTGCAACATATCCTACGTCTAATACTGATTTTGCGGCTTGGGAAAGCTTAAAGGATGAATTGAATAATTTGAATCCTAACCAATGGCCTATTTTTACTAAATTCAATTGGAATCCGATATATAAAGATACTGATGGAAATATAGTAAATAATTTTGATGGAGCAGATGTATGTAATTATATGCTCGTAGTTTCTAAACAACCCAATCAAGTATATGATTTTTACAATGCTACGACTAGCACTGGAATCATAGATCCAGATAGTTTTGTTAAATACCAAGCATACAATCCTAGCTTCAATGATTCTTATATAATAGACGATCACGGTACTATTAATCTATTAAATCACATGACATTTTCATATGACCTGACTAAAATGCCGGGCATAATAAAACAGAAATGGAGATTGATAAATAATAGTGTAAAAAAAGAAGATATATATTATGATAATCAGTGGCTGACATACTTATTTGACACTAAGGGAGAGTACAGTATTGAGCTTGAATTAACTGATTTGAACGGAAATAAAAACATAACAAGAAAAAACATCTTAACAATTAAATAAAATGGCAAGTATTACAACAATTTTAGGAACGCATTCTCTTTCTTCTTCGAGACTTACTATCAATAATAATTTTGATAACGTAAATGAAGAATTAGGATTAATCGCAAATGTTCTAGACACGACAAGTTCTACGTTATCTTTAACTGGAGCTATTACGGCAGGCACACTGTCCTTAAACACAGGTACTTTAAATACTTTTAACGTAACTGCATCTTCATTAGAGGCAGGCGTTGAAGCTACGTTTAAAGAAAATGTAATTTTAGAAAAAGCACTCCAGTTTACAGTGGCTCCTACTGCTACTTTTCCAGCAGGAACAGTTACTCCTACACTAGGAGCTTATATTTACACTGGTTCAGCTGATGTAGAATTAGGACCTTCAGCAGATGGACAAATTTTAACTATTATTGCATCGACTGCATTTCAAATGCAAGGTACAGGTTTAGACAATATAAATGGCGCTTATACCTCAATAGATGTTTTACAGAACGGTAGTATCAGTTTTATAGGAAGTACGGACGGCACTTGGTGGATTACAGGTTCACATAAAGCCACAATTTCATAATATAAAAATAAAACAGTTAATTAGATGGCTACACCATTAATAAGGATTCCACAAGAACAAGGAGGTACGATGTATGCATTTGCTAATGCAGCAAGGGATTTGACACGCGCTTATTATAATCCGGATATTAACTTTGAATTTTCTAAATTTGCATTACTAGACTTGCCAGTATATGCTGATTTTATTCAAAGTGATCCGACTGATCTATCAGAGGGTCCTAATTATATCAAGTATGATAGACTATTTGAAGGAGGTGGCGGTTCTAATGCTAGTTCTTATAATGATTCGTTACATGATGGTAATGGTAACGTACATTTTGCACAAACTTTTCAAAGTTATGCTCTTAATTTAGAGAACATGCTTCTTAACCCAGAGGTTAATGATGATTTTGATGATGTTTTATTTCAAAGTGATGCTGAAAAAATATTCTTTAAATACTTATATCACATCAATGCGATAAGAGTAAGAACTGCAACTTCACAAGAAGTTTCAACAGGATATTCTAGAATGATAGAGCTAGATGATTCTACTCAAGCCGGTTCTGAATATAGTCAAGTTATAAAATACATTGGAAATATTGATGTAACTAACGATAAAAATTATAAAGGGCAACAGTACAACGAAATATTTGTTAACGTTCCTTCTTCTGTAGGATATACTCCTGAAGTTTTATTAGAAACATCTAAGTTTAATACTAATAATATTAAGTTTGTACCTGGTGCTGAAATTGAAGGAAGAACAAATGATGATACTCACCCAGATCCTTTTTTAAATGTAGAATCTTATGCTGATCAAGCTGACGGAACTTATAATACTGACGAAAATGAAGTTCCAACATTTGGAATTGATTTTAATTCAAGCGCCTACTCTAAAATAATAAATGATCCTAAATTAGATTCAATATTAGATTATTCTAAAAGAGGTGGAGATTTTAGATTCAATGCTATCCTAGTGTATTATGACATATATTCAAAGTCTAACATTGGAAATAAAGCAACAAACCTATACGGTATAATATTATTAGATAACTGGAAAGAAGATACTTCAAATGATGGATGGTATATTCCAGAATTAACTAAGTATAAGCCGAATGAAGTTACCGGTCTTAATGGTAATGCATTTGCACTTAAATTAAATCTTAAATTTAATTCAGCGCTAGATAATGTTGGGATAGAAAAGAATGTTAATGATTATTCTACTTTCTCAATGGACATTTTCTTAGACACAACAAGTGCCTTAGAAAACGCGGTTCAATTATTAAGAGATGCTAATACTAGATACAATGATATTTCTAAGAAAGTTGAAATGTTAGAAAGTTTCTTTTTAAGTTCTGAAAACTTACAAGGAATATCTAAGAGACTAGACCATATAGAACAGGATGTTGAAAATGCTACTATTAATTTTCAAGATGAAAGAAGTCTTTTAGATCTAATAACAAATACCAACTCTAGATTAAATCAGGTTATTTCTGGTGTAATTCCAACAGAGATACAATATAATACAGATGTTTTAGAGTCAGGTAACCCAGGAGTGTCTATTGATAAATCAAACAATGGTAAAGTTAAAATCAGTTGTGTTAATTATGGCTATTCTTTAGGACAAGCTTATGTATATGATACTGTAACTTCTACTAATGAAAGAGAATTATCTGCTGATTCTATGTTTTTACCAGATGAAGCTGGAACAAAGGCGGTATGGCAAAGACTTAAAGAATTTGACAACTTAGTTATGGTCTATACAGATCAGGCACAGGACTTTGATTCTAATCTAAATATATACTTAGATGATACAATAACAAGTTGGAAAAAAGGCCAAGTAGTTAGAGTAACTTTTAAAAATAAAATAAAAAACTTATCAACACATTACATAACACTGTGGACTGATAAGAGTAATGGATGGTCGCAAAAACTTTCTATTTCTTTATCGGACTTATTATCTAATAAACCATATATCGAAATAGTATGTGTAGATCCAGTAAATAAAACGTTTGAATACGATATCTTAAGATAATATGAGCGCTAGCAATTCTATATCACATTTACTCGAACAGTTTCTAGAATTAAACACTAATTCACTAGAAACTTTCGAACGTATCAATGAGGCTATTTCAACCGATAAAGAAACGGTTACAATAGATTTATTCGATAATCGCACAGGAGAAATGACTGCAATTCAAATTCCAGCATTTGGATTTTTGAAAAGAGAAATTGAAAGAATTGATAAGAACATAACTGCGATTAGTGGTTTAGATACTTCCAGTGCAAATGTAAAACTTAAAGATGGTTCTTATAGAAGAATACATACTTCTAAATTAAAAGGTCCTTCTTTACCTATAAAGTCGTTAGCAACTCCAAAAGAATTTAATACACAACTAAACGATTTCTTTGAAGATTTCTTAAATCCTTTATTAACTATTAGTTTAGATGTTAAAGGACAAATTCCAGTAGATACTGAAAGAGTTTATACTGAAAGAGTTATATTTGATCATGAAGACTTGTCTTCCACTGAATCCTTTGATGAAATTTTTAAAGGTCAGAATGATGTTAATTATTCTAAATTTATTTCTAAAATAAAAGAAGATGGTTTAAAATATAGAATAGATGCAGAGACG